TGAACGAAAAGACATGAAAGTCTCTCCAAAATGAACCAAGGAACTCTCTGGGTATTCTACTGTAGGAAGAACCGCAGAAGTCTCAACGTGTTCTGTTGATACATTCTGATCTTCAGGCGATTCGTCCCCAGATTGTGAAATAAATCCACTCTGACCCTCAAAATTCTCCTCTGGAACTTCAGTTTGAAAATACTGTAAGCTATTTAGATTATCTTCAGGGGCAGCAACTTCAAAATCTTCACAAGCGTTCACGAATACGTTGATCTGTATAGATTCACCAGCAGGTGCATTTGGAACTGTGAGCTTGTTCAAAACCCATATTGACACAACTCCATTTGCTGCATTGGTGGTACCGAATACTGGTGCTACCACCGAAGGATCATCATTCGCAGGAGAATGTGCCAACGGCGGATCAGCAGCCGTAAAATGTGGTACGCGCAAATAAGACAAATTCTGATTCCAAGGAATACGAACTTTAAACTTGCGCTCTTTTGACAAATCAATTATTCTGTTAAAACCAGCTACCCATTCAGGTACTGTAGAATTAAACCCAATCGGATCGTAATTAAATCTCAAACGACCTTTGTGGTACTGCGAAGCTGCGATTTCAAACGTAAATTCAATCGCGCCTCTCCAATATTCAAATGGATAAGCAGCAAAATGCATTGGAGTCATCGCTAACTCAATGTTACCAGCAAAGTCAGATTTCTCAAACAATCCGCATGTTACCTGTGAATTGAATATTAAACTGTCAACTGCATCAGCAGTTCTCCAGTCCGCTCTAGTTAACAAACTTCTTCTCTTAGCAATATTTCGAATCATTAACTCATCTTCTCCTGGATCATATCCAGTTAATTTTGGGTCTATGCTCAACTCTTGTTTAGGATCAAAAGTAAGTTTGTCTGTTGCTTCTTCAATAGAAGTATTTGCAATGTTGCCAGCAAAAGCTGGTTTAAACTTAGTGACAGGATCGACATTCACCGGTCGACAATAGCCAAATAAAGAGGCAATACGTCCAGTCATGTCAGCTCCAATCTGAGTTGCCAAAGCAAATCTCCCTATCACAGGAACATTAGTCAGATGACCAGCAAAGCGTGCCAACGCTGATGCTGGTTTAGAAATGACGCCCTGACCATATTCATCTCCTGACTGCGAGACAAAATTGGTACTTCCACACATTTCAACTTCAGACATCCAAGCAAAAATGGAAATTGTTACTGGAGCTGTTGTGGATGCCGTAGCAATCCGCAAAGCGTTGAAAGATGATAAAATTAACCTACCCATAGCTTGTTTTTCAGGCAAACTATCCAGGGCAAGCCAATTTGTAGGGCAACAAAAAGGCAAAAACAAATCTCCACCGGTGCAATCGGTCGGATCAAACGTGATATGCGGTCTCTGTGAATATACAAGATTGTCTATTACAGGTGCACCTCCCGGTGTGCGAATACGTTCCAAGCCACGTTCTCGAGGTCTATATGATAATAATCCTCGACCATAATGCCATTGCGTTCCGTTAATTACCAATTTAATATGTAGGTTACCACGGAACCACGCGTAATTCGCAGTTTTGTTTTCAATTAGTGGATTCTCCAGGTAAAGACTCCACGGGTCTATCTCCTCTCTCAAAAAGTCATTTATTGCCCATTCTCTTTCGTAAATTCGAATAGGACGTGACAAAAACTCTTTGAGTGACACATCGGCAGATAAACCATCACCGCGCAGAGAGTCAACATGATAATCGAGACCCACCGTCTCTGTCATCGTGCTGGTTGCAAACTCTGTCACGGTCGCCTTCTCTCTACCACTTTCTGGTTCTGCGGACCACTGCGTGCCCAAATTTCCAGAATGTGATTCGAAGGACTGTTCATCTTCATACACCTCGTCAAGACTAGATGAATCTAACTCCACATCTGTTAAAATGTTTCCTCGTTTAAGAAGCATCACAATCTTACCTGTAAGTGAAGACACCTTCTTTGTTGCGGGTTCACCACCCCAACAAGTGTATAAAAGCGTTTTCAACAAACGAGCTGTATTGTAACTATAATGAAATTCTTCGGTACGACTGTAAGGTCGTTTCCAAACAAGATCATCATTCATCGGACGTTCGGCTCCGGCGACCATCGAAAAAATTCGTAAATCTTTGTTACTGTTTTCGGTCATTTTATTTAAACTCGTACGTGCATACGACCAACGCACGTCGAGGTCCCAGGATTTAAAATATTGAGAAGTAGCGTCCTGTTATCCATGGTCCCTGGTCCATGGAAAAAGTTCACCAAGTATAGCTTCCTTCTCTCACCAAATTGAAATTAATCTCACTCTGTAATCGGTGTACAGGGGGACAATTTTAACGACATTCCGGGTCGGCGAATCTTTTACTCAGATTCTTGGACCTCAACGATCTCATCATCAGCGTAGAACACTTCGTTCTCTTCGAACCATCGTTCTCGTCTCTGGTGATAAGTATCATCAAATCCTGGACTCATGAAGTTTTCCCATCCCAATCGTTTAACAACCTCTTTCATTTGTTCATGACGATTATTGAAAACTTCTTCACCGTAAAACCACCACTCGCGCATTGCACCTTCGATGCACTGCACCGCGACTTCTGTGGGGGATTGCTCTTTTGATTTTAGGTTGCAATGTAGACTTTTGAAAATTGACTTCTCATCTAACATCGCTAACCATAATCCCTTTTGCAATTTCCCATCAGATTTACGGTAGCACCAATCACTTTGCCAACGTGATTTCCTTTTCAGAAAATCGGCATCCATATGATTGATGTAAGGCACTGAGTCTGCCTCCTTCTCTGCCATTGTATATTTGATTCCATATTCAGCAAATTTCGCCTGAATGTTCGTGTGATTGAACAAAGGATAATCTCTGTGAACTGACATCTTACAATCATCACCATACGTCATCAAAGCGACAACGTCAGAAAATCTCCCCTGAAAATTGGGATAGATCTTCTTGAAAACACAACGATGATATAAAGAATTAACAATCGAATTCAAATATACTGTCAATGGTTGTCCAGATGGGTTTGACCCGTACAACTGTATCAACTCACCGTCCAAAGACATGACAGGAAAACAAATTTCTGTTGCACACCCTCGCATAATGCAGATATCCTCATCTGAATAACCTGCTTTCTTTGCAATGTGTTCAAAAACTTTAAATGCGCACAATGTCATTCTTGCTGACATATGTTGATCATACGCACTAAAATCTCCTGCAACAATCCTGTCCTCACCAAACTTAATCATAAACTCATTCAACTCGTGCCAACCACGACCTTGTGAATTGATACCCACGGCACACTCTGATTTAAGTGAAGCCATGGAAAGAAAGTGACACATGGTAAGGAAATACATTCTCACGTTGAATCCTAAGGGAACGGGGCCTGCCTGAAAAACTCTGACTTTCGTTTTGGTAAGAGATGTCGGTTCGTCTTTGGTACACGATTTAAAACAATCGTAGGATCGTGTCCCTTCCAACCATCGTAACCTGGCATGTTTTGCAATTGCGAGGGTATCATCATCCATTGTCATCGGACATGTATTCCCACCGACATTCTTCTCATC